TTGCCGGGCTTGGCGTACTGGTTCAATCGAATCAGCACCTCTGCGTCGCCTGGCATCACTGGGTCCGGCTCCTCGCCTGCGTCCACCGTGCGCCAGAAGTCGGCCACCTTTGATTTGATCGCGGCGATCACGGGCTCGTCGCGGTGGCGCTCAATCACCACGCCTCTGTTGCCGCCAATGAATGCGCCGATGAATGCGCGCTTGAAACCTGAGACTGCCATTTGGTGCTGCACTTGCATCTCAATGTGCTCAGGGGCCTCGATGCTGCCGTCGTCGTGCTCAATCCAGCCGTCGCGGAATGCAAGGTAGTCGACGTTCTTGATCTCCAAGTGCACCGGCTCGCCCAAGCTGGTGATCACGAAGTCAAACGAGCTGCCCATGCGCAGGTCTGGGTCGCGGAAGTACTCCTTCATGGGAATAATTTTCCAACCCTGCTCCTCTGCAATGCCGTGCGCAATCGCGGCCTCGAGGCGGTTGCCCCATGCCATGCGGTCGTTGGTCTTGAACTCGGGCACGATGCCCGTGCGCTTGCGGTGCCAGAGGTCGAAGTGCGTGACGTAGGGGCTCATGCCAAACAGCGCCGCAGACTCGGTACTTGTGACGTCCTTTTTGCGCAGCTCCAGCCAGTGCTCTTGGTTGGCCGTGGTGATGATTTCAGTTGCCATTTTTCTCTCCGATTGATGCTGCCGCGCGAACTATGGCGCGGCGGGTGGCGGCATAGGGGTCGCCGTTGTGATCCTCAAAACATAAAGGATTGGTCGGATGCCCATGGGAAGCAATCCATGTTTGATCAAGCTCAATGCAGACAGAAAATTGCAACTCCACCGACAGCCGCAGCGCTTCGCCGTCGTCATCCAGCGGGCGCCAAGTAGAAGGAAATCCAGATTCTGAAAGCCAAAGTAGCGAGTTCGTTTTTTCTCTGTAACTGTGCGGCTCAACAAGACCAACTGCCTTAGCGGCTTTTCTCAAAAGATCTTCGTCACTCATCTTCACCTCCCGCTGGCAGTCCAAAAATCGCGATGCCCGCCGCATCCGGAAACCGCGCGCCTTGCGCAGCCACCAGGTTGGCGTCGATCACCTCGTTGAAGCCGTCGCACGGCGCGATGTAGTAACCGCGATCGCCGTCGTCCTGCGTGGCCTCGACGATTCCAACCAGTCCTCGGGAGCTGGTGAACCAAGTTGCTCGGTGAATATTCATGGTTGTTCTCCTGTTGCTTTGGCAATGGCGGCGCGAACCACATCGAGCCACATGCCATAAACTTTTGGATGGTGTGACGCAAGAAGTGATGCAATGTTTCCTTCGCAAATCACAATTGCCTCCAGCAAATCGGCGTTGACTGAGTGCAATCGGCGCAGTTCGGCGGCCGCTCGATTGTTGACATTAATAAGATTGGGGTGTTTATCAGACAACTCCAATGCGTTAGCCAGTTCAAGTGTGTTCATAGGTTGCTCCTTTCAGCTTCCGTTTACGTTTAAAAAATCACAAGACGATGTTCGCTCTCCACACGTAAACATCAAGTCCAACGACAATAAATCCCAGCAAAAATACAACACATTCCGCGATAAAAATGCCGCGCTCCGAATGCGTTGGGATGGGTTTGGCGGGGCCGGTGTATGGGATGTAATTCATGCCTCAGCCTCCAGTGGCACGTCGCGCCATTCTCCGGTAGGCGTAATCTGGCCATCGCGCTCAACGGCCCACCATTGCTGGAGGATGCGAATTTTTTGGTGCGTAGTTGTCTCGGAGCCGTCGGAGTTTTTGTGAAAGCCCATCATTGGGCCGTCACGCTGAATGAAGCGCAGTTTTGCGGTGGGGGTCATGCCAGCTCCTTTAACTGCGCCGCCAGCTTCTCGCATTCGGCCACGCAAAACTCCAGCGTCTTGACGGTGCTGAATTCGTTAAACCTTGGCCACCTCTCGTAAATCTTGCGGTACTCCTTGCTCATCAGAGCCGGGTCTTTGGCGTCGTACAGGTGAGCGCAGTCAAAGCCAAACTGATTGTCGAGCGCATAAGTCAGGCCGCCATGCACCTCCACATCCAGCTCGTTGTAGTCCTTGCCCGCACAAGGGTGACCTTCTGGCACCGTGACGTACCCGCAGCGGTGGCCCATAGGGGTGGCCAACACCTCGGCTTCGTATCCAGCGGCGGTCGTCCACTGCTTTTCAATTTTTGATTCGTTGCTCATCAGAGTTCCTCCGGTGCTTCATAGGTGATCGCTTGCAGTTTGCTGATGCGGTCAAGGATGGCGTTCTCGCGCTGCTGGTTATCAGCGCGGACTTTTTGAAGTTGAGTTTTCAGGCCGTCCAGCTCCTTGGCGACCGCTTCATCGCGAAAGCAAAGCGTGACAGTAATTTCTGCGAAGCCGACCTCGACCCAGTCTTCGCAATCAGACATGTCGCTGTTGGTGAAATTGAGGCAATTTATTGCTGATTGCGTTTTGCCCTCATCTAAGAGTGCATACACGTGGTCGATGTTGAAATATTTACTGGTGGCCCAGGTCTTCATAGTCCCGGTGATTTTTACGGGTGTTGTCATGTGTTCTCCTTCGGTTTAAAAGCCTCATCCCAGCTCAGCGAATCCAAGCTGGTCATGTCTGTCCATTTCAGCGCGCGAGCGCCATCCATGGTGTAGGTGTCTTTCCAATCCTTGCTGGCTTGGTCGTACATGTTTTGAGCGCGGCAGATTGCTTGCTTTTTATCGCGCGCTATCACGTTGTAAATTCGCAACCACTCGCCCGTCTTGCGGTGCTGGCCAAACACGGCCCACTTCGGTGAAGGCTTGGCGGGCCGCGTTTTTTGCTTTCCCGTGCCCTTGCAGCCAAAACACATGGTGCCGTGCTGCAGGTTGAATGAATACCGACCCGTGCCGTTGCAGCGGGTGCAGGTGTAGGTTTGGGGATGTGCTGCGGTTTCCATTCAGATCTCCAGCTGCTCCGTGATTTCTTGCTCAATACGCTGGCGGTCTTCATCGCTCGCCTTGCGCTCCAGCCAGAATGCGGGCCTGCCGCGTCGATCAAGGATGTCAAACTCGCACTCGGTGTAGCCGCGGTAGTCCACATCGCTGTTGCAGGTGTGGGCGCTGCCTCGGTGCGGGGCTTCGCAAAAATAGTGCGTCACCCGAGCAATGCAAGGGATGCCAGAAACGCGGGTTTCGATTTCCATGTTTTCTCCGTTTGGTGTTGCAATAACTGCATCATGCCATAGAAAACGTGGGCTGCGTGTGGTTTTTGTGGGTTCGCAAAGCATAAATTTCAAGAGTGTTGCTTTTTACGCTACACTTGCCACCCATGACTGTAGAAACCAAAGACCCTGCCTTGATAACACCTGCCGATAAATGCATCGACGCATTTGGCGGAGTGCGTGCGCTTGCCCGCGCTTTGGAGCGAAACCCGAGCTCCGTGGTGCGCTGGCGAAAGCCTAGAGATGAGGGTGGCAGCAACGGCGCCGTGCCTTCTGGGCTGCAGGGGCGCATTTTGGCCATGGCCCAAGAGCGAGGCCTGAGCCTGACGGCGGAGGACATGATTTTGCGCACGGCCAAGGACTGGGCACTGTAATGATTGCCGACCGGATGCTTCTGGCCGTGATCTCGCACACGCGCTACGAGCTGCCGCGAGACATTGCCACCCGCGTTGGCCTGCGCCGCGTGAACGCATCCCTTGGCCGCTTGGTGCGCTGCGGATTGCTGGAGCGCGTGCCGGGGCCGACCTGCTTTTTGTACCGGTCTAAGCAGTCAAGGATTCTTTGAAAAAATCTTCAAGAAATAACTTGACTTGTTTTTGACGTCTAAGCGAACATCAAAAATGAAAAAAGTAGATTGAAAATTTAACCAACAGGAGAGCTGTATGAGCTTACTTGAAACCACGGCCAGCACCTGGCCATTCCCACCCCCAACAGGCCCCGCGCCTTGGACTCCAAGCCAGCAGGCTGCGTATCGCCGCCAGCAGCGCGATCAGGCTGGGGAGGCGCCATGGTGACTATTGATGACGTGATCTCGATGGCCGCCAAAAAAGGCCGCGTTGTAAAAGCCTGCGTCGACCCTGAGTATGCCGCGCTGGATTGCGGTGAAGCGCCCAACACCAACGAACGCATGCGAATGACCTCGGATGGCGCGCTGCTTACGGTCG